GATTTCAGAGAGAGCGAGCGTCACCGCATCGGCGTCCGAAGCATCGATGTGATGCTCGACCAGGTAAACCGCCATCCATGACGCGAAACTCTCGACCACGCGCTCGCGCTCTTTGCCTTCGGGGGTTATGATCCTGCCTGTCATGCCTCCTGCTCCTTCTGGCTTGCGGGCTTGGCGGTGAAGTCGAGGCCGAGGTCCCTGGCCCGCGCGGCGTCGGCGGCGATCTCGGCGTCCACCTGTTCGATATCGAGGCCCCGGCTTGCGACCGCCTCGCGGCGCGACATGAGGCCCGCCGCGATTGCGGCGGCCTCCGCTTGGCTATCCTTCAAGGGGTCAATCCATGCCTGCTTCGGCGTGATCCACCGCACCGCCATCAGCGGCTCAAGATCGGAGCCGGGAGCGGCGAGGCGTCCCGCAAGGCTCTCGACCGTGATCCAGCGGCGGAAGGTCGGCCTCAGAAGCTGGAAGGCGAGGACGCCGTGCTGGAGCGCTTCTGCCTTGCGGCGGAACTCTACGAGGCCCGCGCGGATCGATGAATAATTCACCGAGGACAGATCACCCGTCATCGCCTCATAGGGAACCCCGAGACCCGATGCGATCTCGCGGCTCGTCACCTTGAGGAAGTCGATCACTTCTGCTCCGACGTCGGCGGGATCGGACCACCGAATGTCCTGCCCCGCATTGAGAACGGAGAGGGTGCCGGGTGAAAGACCTGCCTCCAGCAAACCCGCAATGGACGGCTGCTCGCCGTTGGCGAAGCCCGTCGCCTGTCCCTCTGGATCGACAATGAAGCCCGCCAGCATCGCGGAGAGCTTCTGCCGCACTAATTGCGCGTCGATGGCCTCGTCGTGTTCGCGGAGCCGAAGCAGGATCGGTGCGAACCATGAGACGCCGCGAACCTGACCGGGAGCCTCGACGCGGAAGACGTGCAGCACGTCCGCCGCGTCGATGCGGATCGGCGTCAGTGCCATCCCAAGGCCGGGACGTTCGCGATAGAGCCAGTAGGCCACCCGACGCCCTGCGGCGTCGAACTCGACGCCCGCGATGATGCGTGCGCCGCCGCCAAGCTCACGGGTCATGCTGCCGTCAAGCTGTTCGGGATCGAGAAGCCGAATGCGAAGCCCGCCTTGGTCGGCGGTCAGGAGCGCCACCGCCTCGCCGTCGATGACCATGCGGCGCGCGACGAGCGCTTGCAGACCGTAGAAGTCGGTCAGGCCATCGGCGTCGGAACGATCCGTCCAGGCCTCGAAGCTGGCGTTGATCAGTGCGCGGACGTTCGGATCGGGATGCGCACTCTGCGCCTTGATGCCAGTGCCGATCAAGGCGGAAACCCATGCCTCGACACCAGCGGCGGCGAGCGCGGAGTTGGCGGCCAGATACCGTGCGCGGCGGGCGAGGGTGCCACGGGCGGCAAGAGCGGCTGAGTTCTGGTTCACCATTTCGCCTGCACCGCGCCAGCGGCGACCGCCAGCGCCGCCGTCATAACTGCGGACGGCTGTCAGACGCGACATGGTGCGGCGGAGGGTGCGGATCAGGTTCATGCGAACAGCCGAGCCTCCCAATCGCCGCGCCGCCAAGACATGATGTGGAGGTCAAGCTGATAGGGATTGTTCTGGTGGTAGGTGTGATTGCCTGCGACGCACAGCTTCGCGCCCGTCTCCATCCACCCCGTCATGACGCACTTGCCGCCTTCTTCAACGCGGAAATAGGTTCCGACTTGCCCCGGACTATCGGCGATGAACAAGAAAGTGAGGCCATTGAAGGCCACGCCGCCATGGTCACGGATTTCCTTGATACGAGGGATGATGACGGAAAGAGCCTTTTTCCGATTGCGGCTGCGAGCGATGAGCTTCCTATTGGGAAAAGCGATAACGTTTGTGGTCATGCCGCGCTCCTCTCAGTGCTAATAACGTTCATGCGTCCTCCATCATGGCGGCGAGCTTGGCGTCGATTTCGTGGATCAGCTTCGTCATGTTCACGACGAGAAGACTACCGATGCCGCGAAAGCCAAGGTGCCAGAAGCCATCATCGTTCAGTGCGCGGAGGCGCAGCTTCCCGTCGTCGAAGGATGCCACCATGAACCACGGCCACTGCAACTCATGCGGCTTGAAGCATTCGCCAGCCTCGCCGGGATCGGCGGCATACTTGGCCGCGAGCGCCCTGCGGGCCTCGATGCGCTCCGACGCGGTGAGCGGCGGCTGGCCGCGATGCTCGCGGATGGCGTCCTGCTCATCGAGGTGGGACCACCAGAGGAACCGTTCGACGCCACGGCAGACCTCATCGCGGCGACCAGAGAGGCGGATCAACTCGAAAGCCAGCGCAGCGGCGTAGACGTCGATCAGGAAGAAGTCGCGCTGGTTCAGCCGACCAGGCGCTTCCGAGGCCAGCGTCAAGCGATGCGAATAGATAATAAAATCGAGGTCTGCGCGGCGACGCCCGATGGCCTCGGCAACCTGATTGGCAGTGTAGGTGGTCATAAGTAACCTTCTGAATGTGGCTCAGAAGGTGACGGCAGGCCTGCGTCGTGTCAAGACCCCCCTTAAAACACTAGCACTTTAAGCCTCTGAAATATCTAGGGAAATATCGGATATATCCGATTATGTGGGAAATATCCGATTAAATTCCTCTGAAAATACGGGGGTTTAGCCGACATAAGTAGAATGACCAGTCCGCCGATTAGGCGCTTCCGGTCACTGCGACACCAGCGCTGCGGAGCCGCTTGTATTCGAACCGCATCGCCCGCGAGTAGGCCTCCATCATGACGCCGTCGACCTCATCGAGGTCGCCGCCGAGGCGCTCGCGCATCCGCCGCTCGACCGCCGAAAGGAAGGCGTCCGCCTCCGCGTCGAAGGCCTCGGGCGTGAGGTCGGCGTGCGCCATGACGAAGCTGCGCACCATCTCGCGCGCCGTCTCGTTGATCTGGTCTGCGACCTTCTGTGCATCGTCTCGGTTCAGCATGTTCATCCTCCTGTGAGCCAACGTGATCTGATAACTCGGGGTGCGGCGGTAGATGGTTCTTGGACCTTTTCCACACCGATCCGCAGCGGCGCGGCGTTGATCCGCGCCGCGACCTCAGCAAGCGATAGGCCGGAAGCATAGAGGCCGTGCAGGGCTGCCACGGCGTAGACGCGGGCGTCGAGCGCCTCGTTTCGGACGGTTCGATCCGCAATCCACTCAAGGCGCGGTCGGCCCGCCTGATACTTTCGGATCAGCCTCTCGGAAGTGAGCTGCTGGAACCAATCGCGGTCCCTGTCCACGGGAAAGGCGATGTGTCCCGGCCCCGGCTCCGTCATCCGTAGGCGCGTCATGATCGTCTGCTTCACCGCGTCGGTGCCGACGATATGCACGGCGGACGTTCCGCCGCGCCGAGGCTTCGGCGGCCTTGAAGGCCACGGCTTTATGCCAGCGCCCGCTCTGCCCTTGATCGCCCACACGCGCCGGGAAGCGCGTGTCTGCGTGAAGCTGAGAACGCGGTCGGTGCGAAAGCCCGCGTCGATGGCGACGGCGTGGACGGGAAGGTCAGGCACTGCGCGCGGATGACGGAAGCGGCGAGAAATGAGGCGGTCGAAGGCTGCCCACACCTCGTCCTGCGCGGTGTCGCCCCAGACGACGGCATAGTCGATAGACCATGACCGCTCGCCCAGGCCCCATGCGACGAACTCGCATTCGATCCTGTCCTGCTGGACGTCCGCGCCGACCGTGATGACGGCGGAACCATCCGGCAGGAGTTCCGGCCACGGCGGGTCGGCGTCGATGGCGCGTGCCATCAGGGTTTCGACCTCGACGGGCGCGGTGTCGCGGTCCTCGAACGGGAGGCCCAAGCTAGTGTTGCACCACACCTGTAGCCTTTCGGGCGAGGCCTTGGCGGCGAGGAAGTCGCGGGCCAGTTCGCCCCATCTCACGAACGGGCTGACCGTGCCGGGAATGTGAAAGCCTGCCGTGGTTCCGTCGCCCTTGGCGGTCGCGCGCCATTCGCAGGCGGCGAGCATCGTCGCCTTGTCGCGCTCCTCATGGACGCCGCCGCAGGCTGGGCAGACCATGTGCGCCTT